TGCCTTCAGCCCAAGGTGTATCATCTACTGTGCGAATAGCAAACCTTGCGCGTTTACCATCGCCGCATACTTTAGTCAAACGGAAACCACACTCTTCATACGCTGCATGCAAAGTTTTGAATGTAGCCCCACGACGGTCTTTACGACCATGCTTTTTCAGTACACGGTGAGCTGTATCATATGCAATATCAGCTGCATTGGCTAAAGCACGTACTGTGCAGTCGTTAGTTTCAGCAGAGGATGTAACGCCACGGTCAACGGAAAGAACTGTCTTCATATCAACTCCTTGTTAAGATGCGAGAAGTATAGCATAGATTTTGACCTATGCTAATACCCCTACAGCTTAGTAGGAGTTATCTGAACTTTATTAGCAGCACATACGATTCTTGAATTATGCATGATTAGTTTCTAGGACTTTTTGGTGAAGAGCTGCTTTAGCTTTGTGAAAAGCTTCGATACTCTCAACAAAACTATTGAACTTGTCCTTTACTTTTTGAATGAAAGACTTCTGTTCAATTTCATTGATTTGTATGTCTTCAGCGTAATCATCTAAGGTACTGAAAAGATAGTCGGATAACAACAAGCACATGAATGCTCGTGGTTCCCACTCTTCGTAGCTATTGAAAGAAGTTAGCTCTGGCCCTTCGAAATATTTATCATCGTAAGTATAACCAATCTCTATCATTAGGCGAGTCATTTTACTATATGCACTACGAACATTAGCAAAATTAGCCAGTTGAAAGCAAATACCTGCACGAATATTAATACCATTGCCGTCATAGTACATACGTGCAATGTCAACTAAAGCGGGAATTAACTCTAGGCGTTGATCATAATCTAATGGTGTGTATAAATAGTCTTTCACTATGTTCTCCTTAAATAAACTCTGAATGAATATCTGTATCTTCAATACGAACAAGAGCCGTATTGGAGTAATCGTGTTTTTCACCTAACTTTGGTACGTTAAAAGTATTAAGAACACGACCAAAACCTTCAATAAAAGAATCTTCACCGAAACGAGCCATCTGTTCTGCAGCATATAGGATAATGTCATCTATTGAATCAACTTTGTGAAAAGCTTCACTGAATTCTTTAACTTCATTAGCTACAAACTCTGGATTATCATATTCTCTGTGCATGATAATCTCAATATCTTTTTCAATTGTTACTCGAACTTTACGTCTAATCATTAAATTTTCCCTTCTTTATCTGCATAAAAACGATGCTTGCCAATCTCAGCAACTATTCGCTTTTTCTTTGTCCACTTGTTGCTGACCTTCTTGGTAGTATACCACATTACTGAAGGGGCTAAGGTAGGCTTAAAACTCTCTTTAACCATACTATTAGCTAAGATAGATATCTCAGTATAGATTTTACGTTCAGCGGCTGGAAGGACGTTTTTAATGTCTTGACCGAACGGTTTATTCTCTAAAGTATAACTGAATTGTTTATACTGATTAGTTATACCACAGAAACTGTCCGGAAAGTAAGGGTGATTCTTACGATTGTATATCACAGAAGCTACGGCATGAAGTCCTTTTGTACCTTCACTACGGGCCTCATGATATAAAGCAGTAACTAAGCAGTCTTCCTCTGCTTTCTGGTACTCTTCTATGACTTCTGCTTGGCGTAACTGTTCATTATGGATTGAAAGTACTTGAACCAGAAGCAGTGAAATTAAGGCACCTAAAATGCACAGAGAAGAGAATAAAAGCTTATCCTTAAATCGCATTATTTTCTCCACGCTTAGTTTGACGTTGCTGAGAGAAGTCTTTCTTTTTGCGCTTTTTGTTGCGGTTTTGATAGTCTTCATACTCAGTATGATCGTACTGTTTTTTCTTGCCTTTGTTGGTTTGAAGGTAAGAGCTTTGCATTTTAGGTTCCTTGGTTAGTTAAGCAGCTTGTAGTGTATCACACAAATCAAGAATTTTCTGCGCTTCTTCGAAATCTACAGCTTTTGCCATAAAATCTACGGTTTCTGATTCGTAATCAACACAAACTACATCATACAATGATTTAACTTCTGGATTACGGACGATGACGAATTCTTTTTCCATATGATACTCCTTGATTTACTTACCGTTTAAACGAGCTACGTTAGCTTCTGCTTCGGTCTTTAGGCGATGTAATGCTACATCCGTAAATTGAACCGTGTCAAAAGCTTTCCAGTAACCGTTGTTCCACTTGACAGTATAACGCATTATTTGAACCTTTCTTTATAAGCTTGTTCGATTGATAATCTTAGCAATGTTTCCAGAATCAATGACTGACCATGCACTGCACGATACAAGTCATCGATTGGAATTTCTGCAGCATTAGCTTCATGAATCAGTTGTTGCAACCGATACTCAAAGTTAGCTGCATTCATTAATCAGCCTTTGGAGCTTCGTCTGATGGAACTAGTGCTAATTTAGCCTTAGCTTCATCGTTAGCAGCTTGTTGTGCTTCTAATTGACGTGCAGCCTCTTGTGCAATAGCTTGCTGTTGACGCATGCGTTCTAAGTACTGCACTACATTGGTATCGTACACCACTTCAACAAACTGTTTGCTAACAGTAAGTTGACCATATACAACCGCAACATCTAAAGAGTTTAGACCTACTGTTACCAATTGGTCTAAAGCCTGCTTAAATTCTTGCTCAGTGATTTTGCTCATAATATTCCCTTTCTTGGTTAAAAAATTCTTTCTCCTGAGAGTATCGCATAGCTGCAATAACTTCTCGTTCATCTCGTTCAGTTACAAACTCTAAGTTACTCTCAGAAAACCGTGAGTATACATCAATTTCCTGAGTCTGTCTAGCCTTTTTAGCTTTATTTTTCAACTTCTTCAAACCTCCATACTTTAAACTCTAAGTCTTCAATGATACCTTGCTTTTCATGCAACTCTTGAGATAAGTCTGAAATTTCATCAAACAGTCCGTTTCTCTCTTCTTCAAGTTGGTCTACACGTTTTTCTAGAAGTTTGATCTCAATCTCACTTTCTTCTAGTAAGACCTCAAATTGAGCCATAATGTCTGTAGTTGTAACAGCACCAGCCAAATAAGCCTGCACTTCAAGTTCCTTTAGGTTTGTCATTCTTACCTTTCTTAAGTACTCTAGCAATAGGTTTAAAACTCTCTAGTACTGAGTAGTTTTCCCTGAACACTTGAACTTCACCACGCCTGTACATATTCTCCACGGAAATAAGCAGGAACAATGCTTGCATAGATTCGTGAAGAAAGTCAGGACTTAGCTCAACAACACCTTCACCTAGCGCCAGCACAAAGCATAGTAATGACAAGTGATAGAGATTCTTTCCAGCTTCATCGTTATCAACAATATACTGCTTAAAATCATCTGTACGAATTGTACTCATAAGTACACCTAAGTGCAATACTTCTACATCGTCTAACTTTTCAAAGAATTCACCAGCAGTTAGATAACTACTTTCTCGCAACTCCTTACCTGCCCGTACAATGTACTCAGGTAAATCTGTCGCGTTAATAATTTTATCTAACTGAAGATAATAACCTTGAGGTTTTACATCAGTGAATTCAAAAGACATTACATCGTTGCCTCTGGTACGTCAGATAAGTCATCCTTAGTTTTAGTATGACGTTTCTGGTCTAGTAAAGCTTGACTCTGAGGTGTGCGTACACCGTTATCAGTCGGAAAGGGCCAAACCTTGCGATTGTCGTTGTTCTCTGAGGTTTTCTTCATTTGATTCCTTTAGTGTTCTACGAAATGACTCATCTACTCTTAGCGATAGACCAGCCATATTATATACCATAACTGGTTCTCGTCCCTTGATTTCAACAATTCTTGGCTTATATTTTTTCGTGCTGATAGTACCTAAACCATTTAACTTAATTTCATCACCGTCTACCAAGATAAGTTGAATATTTGCAATTAGGTGCTCGAAGATATCCTCAACTTCGTATACCTTATAGCCGCTAGTTTTAGCTACTTTTTTAAGTAGAGTCTTTGTGTTTATTTTAGCCATTTGACAATCTCCATGAATGAAGGTAATACATAATTCTTCACATCTTGCAAATCATCGTGAATAGTTTGCACAACAGAGTCACCAAAACAATTCTTAGAGATAAATCTAAACTTTGTTGGTGAGCTGGCAAATGTAAACACATCGTAGGTATTTAATTCACCTACAGGTTGTGTAAAATCCTCTGGTTTCCAGTCTTGTAAATCAATATCTGAAAGCATATTAACCTTCCTTTACGTTGTTAGGGATTAGTTGACGAAATTGAATCCAACCGCGTAGGTTACCGCTGTACGGGACACCTTTTGTATCGACATGTGTTATACCTTTAATATTTAGATAAGTTGGAATATCCTCAGGGAATATCAGCGTAGCGATATGCTCAACTGGTGATGCATGTACTGGCACTGAGTTAATCAATCGATCAAACACCATAGAAGCCTTCTCTAAGCTGCCATCGTTTTTACGATAACTGACTTGAGCGCAACAGCTGGCACTAATCATACGAGCCTCTTCCATAGTGATGTACTTGTCATGTTCATCCAAATAGAAGCGTTCATTAGTATGTGCATCACGATATGTTTTTACATAAGGTACGTGCCATTCACCAACAGATAAACTCTCTGGAATATTTGCAGTATATTCAATGCACATCACAGCTGCAAGTTCTGCAATTTCTGGTTGTGCATCTTCATGGTCACGTAACCAGAACCAGTTATTGTAGTCTGTAGCAGTTACGATTGTCTTCATTAGTTGATATGGCTCAAGTATGCGGTTTACAATTTGTTTATGTAATCCTACATCCTTCATAGCCTTAGCATACTTTACTGCGCTATCACGAGAAGCTAACCATAATGTCTTTGCGCGTTCAATTTCAGATACTTCAGTCTTAGCTTGCATACCTGCTTGGTTAGCACCCCAATGCACAGGCATAGCTGGCGTAGTCTCAACCAGTTCAATAACCTTGTCAATTGGAATAGCCCGAGAACTAGCAGCATTACGACTAAACATGCGATGCGTCATCAGCTCACCATGAATAAAACGTGGATAGACTAATTCAAACGTAGTGAGACGCGAATTGAGAAATGGGTTATAACTGTCTGCAATAATTTTAGCTGTAATCAAGCTGGTTCCTTTCGTAAAATTTTATTTGTTGGGAATGCTACTAATGTAACTGACCCACCCTTAGCTTTAACAGCATCTGCAAAGCCCTGTAGCATGCCTAGAATTCGCTCTCTATTACCGCCAGCTAGTCCCATACCAATATACGGAAAACCGAAGTCACGGTGACCATGTTCTTTAACCAAACGGTCTAGGATTTTCTGGAAAGCTTCGTACTCAAAGTAATCACCCTTGCTGTCATAACCCTTAGCAAAATCATATTGAGTATAGGCGTTGATAACGGTAATAGGTCCATACATGATACTGTAAGTCCCAAGTTTACTACGTTCTCCATAATAAGTCAAGCAATCTGCTGCATAAGCTGCAGGAAACTCTGCCTTAATCTGTTTAGCAATGCCCTTGCCCATAGTACAAAAGCAATTACAGCCATGCACAATATAGTTGAAATGCCCTTGACGAGCTAATTCAATCAAATCACCTTCTAAGTGTTTCATTTATTTCCCTTCTATCTCTTCTAAAACTGCTCTGCGCTCTTGGTCATTGAAGCTTAACCAATCGTCTTTGGTAACTGCCCTCCATATTTCAAGTGGAAAGTTATACCAACCTCTCGGCAAAATTTTTGCAATATCGGTTGGATTGTTAAACATTATTTCAATATTCTTCGCTGACATACGCATAAGCTTTTTCTTACCTACATAATATGGTGTCTTAAGTTTGCATGCTGCAGTCTTCTCTGCACAATCTACACGGTAAATCATAAAACCTTCACCACGGTCTGTTTCAGCTAAGGCAATAGCTTCTGCAAGTGTCATAACACCGATCAGGTTGTGTGGTGAAAATGTGCCGCTTGCCTTGTCACGAAACCCTAACAGATGTAAACCCATACTTTCGGCAACAATGTGTGGATCTTGTGGTACTACGACCTCAAACAATGTAGTGGATTCCTTCTCAATATTTGGTGCATGTTTCCACCATTCATTAAGAATTAATTCCTTGGCCCACTGAGCATATTCAGAAGTTGTTGAGCCAGTAGTTGACACTACCAATTCATTATTATGCAAAGTAGCACAAGCCATGTAACCGTTAATTTTTTTATACACTTCAACTGGTGTATCTAAGTCTGTAGCAGCCCACCAGAGGTCATTCTCTTTGTAATTGAAGGACTTGCGTGGTGCAGCTTGTACTAGTTCTTTGGTTACTGAGTCGTAAACATGTCCCCTGCATTCGTGGAGGTCATACTCATTAAACCAGAGGTATTCGTACATAGCTCGGCGGTGGTACTTAAACGTAGTATATTTACCATCATTCTTCATGATAGCTAGACCACGGTTAACTAAGTTCATTTGTTCGTCAAAGTTTAACACTGAAACGCTCCTTCATTTGTCTGATTTTATCTTCTGGTACGTTGTGGATGTTAACACCATTATGACGATTTTCAACGATGATACTAACAAAATTTGCACCGCATTCGTCAGCAATTGCTTTGTATACTTCGACTTCACGTTCAGTAGTACTTGTATTCGATACAGCTACAGACTTACCCTTCTCAAGTACATACTTAGTGTTTAACTGACAGTATCGATGTGCCTCTGATAATCTGGCAGGATTGAACCGATAGAGACCATCGTGATAAAAGAAGTCATCAGCTTCAAAAATCCGTTCAACAATACCTGCCGACCATAATTGCATGGCAAAAGTAGACTTACCTGCGCCAGATACTCCACGGACTAGGTATAAGGTTGGTTTCATTTCTTTCCTTTCAGTTTTAAATACTGTTCATCATCCAAATCACGAGCGCCAGCACAAGGCTTATTGATAGCTTTCTCCGTTGCTCGGTTACCTAAGCGTATTAGACCACACTTTCCGCAGTAAATGAACATACCCTTAGCATTTAATGTACGATTGAAATTATGACCTTGAATCATTGTCTCTCCCGTAATTCCAACCACCCTTATCCCACGTATCAAACGTAGCTTTAGACATGCGGATATTGTGCTTAGGTAGTACTCTAGAAGTGCCAGAGAACCACTCAGATTCAAACGCACAAGACATAGATGCTAACTCATGTTCATGACTTAATTCATAAAGCCACCAAGGTAAGGCATTATTCCAACTCATTTAATACCTACCGCTTGCAAGAACTATACGAGAGATATGCTCAAGTCGTTCAATATGCTCATACGCTCTCCAAGGGCTAGTATCAATGGCGACAACACCGTGACCCTTGATACCTACAATATCATAGTAAATGTTGCCAGAGCGATCTAACCCTAAATTTTCAAAGCATTTATCTGCCAATTCTTGACTAATTGGAGGAACATCCCCTACACTAGGTGCTACCTTAGTATAGCGATTAAGCTCTGGAAATGATTCACTGATAGTACTCAGGTCAATACCAGCATGCATAGCGGCAATACAATAAGTAGGATGAACATGCACAACTACGCGAACATCGCCGCTATGTTGTCCCATATTTTTCTGTAGGCCAAAGTGCAGAGGAATCTCTCCACTTGGTACTAAGTTTTTACTGATATCAGTATAGGGCAAATCTTGCCAAGTGTAGTTAAAAATCGCAGAACCATTTCCACTATTAATCGTTCTATCAATACTGATTTTCTTAAACTGATCTGGTTGAAGCGTCTGCTTACGTGTACCACTAGGTGTGATATAAAAATGATCGCGGTCATGATGACGAATACTTACATTACCATCGCGGCTGGTAATCCAGTTACGCTTATAAGCATCTTGCAATACTTCGCAAATTGTCTCTAACATAATTTCTCCTTAATATTACCAATGTCTAATAACGCCTGCTACAATAAAACAGTTTGTCAATATATATGACAGAACAATCATAGTACGAATAACTGCTATGTAATCAGACTCTCTATCTGTAGCTCCTGATTTTTCACCTAAAGCCTTAGCCCATAGGCGCCAGAATTTTTTCATTTGTTTCCTTTGCATATTGAGCTAAATGTTCTTCACGTTCTGCTTCATGTTTCAAATCAATATAGGCACTATCCATCAGCACTTCATAAGCCAGACGTTCTAGATTATTAGGTCCAGCACCCATAGCAGATCGAATTGGCATACGCTCCAGTTCATCAAGACATTTATCTACAAATTCCTTATTGAACATAGCACAACATTTTAGTCGCAATTGAACTAAAGGGGCGGTTCCTTGTGGTTGTAAATTATTTCGTAATCGTTCGATTAAAGACATATCTTTAACTTGTCTGTTCATTTTATACTCCAATGTACTAGTCCGACCAAGTATATCATAGCAGAAGCCATTTCAACCAAGATTAGGGGTTTATCTTTAGCAATAAAGCCAGCAATGCACCAAAGTGTACCACCGATTGCACTGAAGATTAAGTTTAACGGAAATATGTTAAACGCAGTTAATGCCATACCAATTAAGTAGGTTAAAGTTGCCACCCATTTCAATTTTTCTATGTTTGATATATTTACCATGCATACTCCTTCGGTATGTGATTATGCTTACTTATGTTTTCAAATGCAGTTAATATTTGCAAATTCCAAGGGACATGTAAGCCGCAAACTGTTTCACCTCTGAGAGGTATGATGTGGTCTACATGATGCATTATACCTGTATCCAGAGTCAGTTGTTCGCAACGTTCGTAAATTAATCTAATTTGCTCTAAATGTTCTACAGTCAACCAAGAAGGAGTTGCTTTAAGTTTGGAAGCCCTGTATTTAGCATGATTAGCATTACACCTATCTTTATTTTTCTTTTTCCATGTAGAAGCTTGTTCCTTAACTTTAGTAGGATTATTTTGCCGATATTTTGCCGAACTTTGTTTATAATCTTCTGTAAAAATTGCATACTTAAGTTCATTCAATGCTCTTAGTATTTCTTTATTTTTCTCGTTATACTCATGCCGCGATTTTGCTCTACAAACTTTACAACAACTTCTGTACCCATCCGCACTGACCGATTCTTTAGAAAATTCAAAAATAGGCTTCTCTGTTAAACAATCATTACAAATCTTATATGTCAAAACAGGGTAATTTTTTTGTGATAGTTTTGCAGTAATCTTTGATTGAGATAGTCTACAAGACTTGCAGACATGTCGGTAACCAGTCTTACAGGAAGAACTTTTCGCAAATTGATTCAAAGGTTTTGTAAGATTACATTTTTTACAAATTTGTTCTAACATAGTTGTGTCTCACTGTACTGTTGAATTCTTACACCAGAACCTTCTAGCAAATCTAAGCCAGATGCATCACGGTAAGGTGTCTTGTAGACTATGCGTTTAACGCCAGCTTGAACCATCATAGCGCTGCATTGTACGCAAGGTGCAAGTGTAACATACACAGTTGAATCAACACAGCTTACACCCTCTCGTGCAGCTTTCAAAATACAGTTCAACTCTGCATGAATTACTTCTGGTTTTGTAACTCGTGTAACAAACCAATCCTTATCGATAAGTTCTTCTTCACAGCAGTTATCACGCCCTTTAGCAGTGCCATTATAGCCAGTGAGGGTTACCCCGTGACTAGTGACTAAAACAGCTCCTACCTGCGCTCTAACAGCCTTTGAGAGCATTGCATGAGTTAGTGCTGTCTGCATGTAGACGCTATCAAGTTCTTTTTGACTAGCCATGATACACCTTTACAATCGTTTTAGGTGTTAATTTATCTGGAGGTTGTTTCTCCATAACTTCAACAGCTCTTTCAAAAGTGTTTACCTTAGCATTGTCAATATAAGCGATAGTCCACCACATGATATCTTCAAAGAATCCACCCAACCATGCAGCGCGGTCCTTATATACCCACATTAGACCACACCAGCCACGCTTACGTACAGCAAAATTACCATCGGCAAATTCCACAATATGTGGTTTAAAAATGTTATAGAACTTCATATTCTTTAATTCCTTCTTCAGATGTATAACGAACAAACTTAACACCAAAACCTTTCAGCATTGCTTGACAAGTTGGACAAGGTTTGGCAATAGCCATATCACCATTGTCATGAAAACGCTGCACTAGAATGCTATGGATATCTTTACGTCCAGATTGTAGCACAGCTGATAACTCAGCATGCTGGTAAATCTTTTCATTAGACTCTCCAGCCTTAACTGCAAAGTGCTGCATCAAAGGATGAGACTTATTGTAGTTGTTAGTACCAGTTCCTAGTACCTTTCCTTTGCGATCAAAGCATGTAGCTACAATAGTGTAGCGTTTTCGTACTGACATTAGCAACTGCCCTTAGCTTTCTTGAGTTTGCGTTGAATAGACGAGAGTTTGTTACTTTGAATTTTAAGTTTACGCTTCCAACTCTTGAGTTGATTCAGATACGCAAAATCTTCTAAAGTATTTGGATTATCAGGGTCACACAACAACCAGTGAACTTGGATATCACGGTTGATTAGTTTCTTGACCTCTTCCACCCTAGTTAGTGCAACACGGTTGATGCTGACAAGAAAATCAATGTCTTCGTTAGTAAGGGTTTCGATATTGTGCAAGATGACAGTGTTGCGTACCTCAAAGTTCACTGGTTCACCACCCAACAGTAAAGCCTCTTGCGTAGGTTTGCCTTGTACTGATTTCTCAGCACGTTTCCAGAAGATTTCGGCCAGTGTACGTTCATCTTCACCAAGACCCATACGCTCAACCAAGCTATCGAACTCAGATTTCATTTGCATTGCAGCTCCTTTAAGTTATTGAAGCCTCTACTTTACCACAACTTTTTGCTGTTTGCAACACTTATTTTGAAAATATTTCTAACATTGTGCTTGCCTTCTAACAAGAACTATGCTATAGTGTAGTTTTCAACGTTACAAGGAGAACCCTATGAATGACCCGTATAATCAGTTATCTGTAGCATCAGGTGTTACAGATGGTAGTACTAACAAACCAGAAGTTTACTATGAAGGTGAACCTAGGTTTTGGTTTTGGTACGATACTGTTCAAGAAGTAGCTAGTTTAGAAAGAGTGTGGAACCACCCTGTACTAGGTTTCTGTCGTGATGTACGTACAAGCGCAGTCCTTCGAAAGTTTGATGGTGGTTTTGAGACACGTAACACCATCTACAAAGAACTTACACCACAGATTCGTGCAACTTTTGCACCTAAATTTTTAACAGAGGTAGAATAATGTCACAGATTATTTATAATGCTATTCGTACACCCGATGGTACAGTTCTGCACAGTCGTCATCGTCATGACTACAAAGAACACTTAGATGCTATTACTGGTGAACTGTATATCAATGACGGTGGCAATGATTACCAGCGCCGTAGTGTAAATACAACACCAGCTGAAGAACTTTCTATCACAATGGATGATTCTCATAGTGTCAAACGACAGTTTATTACATGGAAGACTTACGGTAAGGACGGAGAATTTCCAGAAGGTAAGTTGCTCAAATTGTGTGATATGGAGGTTGACCATATTCGTGCTATACTTGATACTCAACACCACATTCATGGTACGTATATTGAACAGTTGTTTGCAGATGAGTTAGAATGGAGAGAGGACAACTCTGTAGGCACTTTAGGTGATTTTTCTGAATGGCTTATGGCGGCTCAATCCGGTACAATCGGACCTTTCGGTAAACCTATGCCATTGATTACAGAAATTCTTTATGGAGTTTGTAAGAACAACGAAGAACAATTTAAGCAAGTTTGTGATATGATGCAGGTTGCTTTCGAAGCAGGTCAAAAATTTAAGGAGTAACTATGTCAGAAACTGAAAAATTTTGGGTTGCAGTTGCAGCTAAGTTTGGTGATAACCGTCAGTGGCATCAATTGCAACCGCAGGAGCAACATCAGGTTATCATGGGTATCAACATGATTTTATCGGTGGTAGCGCGATGAAATTCCAAAAGAAACCAGTAATCATTGATGCATATCAGTGGGATGGTAGTAGAGGCTGTGCTGAGGATATCTCTGCGCTATTTCCAAAGTTAGTTACTAACTCGTTTGAATATTATATGAATCTAGATGACAAACACCCTAACAGTTGGACCATCTATACTCTTGAAGGTTTAATCACAGCAAAGCCAAACGATTGGATTATTAAAGGTGTACAAGGAGAGTTTTATCCTTGTAAGCCAGATATTTTTGAACAAACTTATACCCACTGGATTGAAGTATGACATTTCCTAAGCTAATTTGGATGAGTCCAAAGATTTTTTATTACGCAGGTTTGTATCTTAAACTTGGTAACAAACGTTACCGCATATTGAAAGTAGGTCCACGATGATTCCAGAAGGTTTTAAGCCAAGTCTCGCAATTGAACAAGCTAAGGTTAAGACACAACCAGCACTACGCTATCTCAGTGAAAAGCTTGACGGTATTCGTTGTGTAATCTTTGGTGGTGTTGCGTATAGTCGCAGTCTTAAAAAGATTCCTAACCTATCAATTCAAGCATATGTAGCGCATCACGCTACAGTACTCGAAGGTATGGATTGTGAAATTATTGTTGGTGACAAGAATGCACCAGATGTATTCACACAATCAACTTCTGGCGTTATGCGTATTGAAGGTGAACCTGATTTTACTTTGTGGGTGTTCGACTATTACCATCCAGATAAAGTGTGGTTGGAGCGTTACAATCAGTTGCAAGATATGTATGACCGTGGACGTTTCCCACAACGTGCCCAATTGCTTAAGCATACGTACATGCTTGATGATGAAGATATCGATGCAGCTGAAGCCTATTTCCTAGACTTAGGTGCTGAAGGTGTTATGTTGCGCGATGCACATGCTAAATATAAGTGTGGTCGCTCTGGTACAAAGAATCCAGAACTACAGAAGGTTAAGCGTTTCGTAGACAAGGAATTTGAAATCATTGGTTGGGAGCCAAAGTACCACAATACTAATGAAGCAAAGACCAATGAGTTAGGACGCACAGAACGCTCTACAGCTAAAGATGGTATGGTAGCCCTAGATACTATGGGAACGCTCCTTCTACGTACCTCTGAGGGCTTAGAATTCGGTTGTGGTAGTGGATTCACTGACGCTTTACGTGCAGAGCTGTGGGAGATTCGTGATACACTAGCAGGTCAGCTTGCAAAGGTAAAATATTTCGATGTAGGAACTGGTTATAGCGTACCTCGCTTTCCAGTGTTTCAAGGTATTCGTCATAAAGACGACATGTAAGGAGTAAATATGTCAGAACGTCAATTAGCAACAATCCGTAAAATCGCTGCATTAGAACCTATTGAAGGCGCAGATGCAATCGAAGTAGCCGTAGTCGATGGTTGGAAAGTGGTAGTAAAAAAGGGGGAGTTTGCTGTAAATCAGTTAGCGGTATATTTCGAATTGGATGCGTGGATTCCAACAGAACTAGCGCCGTTCTTATCCAAAGGTAAAGAACCTCGTGCTTTCGAAGGTATCCGTGGTGAACGCCTACGTACAGTTAAACTACGTGGTCAAATCAGCCAAGGCTTGTTACTGCCTTATATTGAAACCTTAACTGTTGAACATGAAGGTAATACAGGCATTGGCGATTGGAAAGAAGGTGATGACGTTACAGAAGCCTTAGGTATTAAAAAGTGGGAGCGTCCTATGAATGCTCAACTTGCAGGTATGGCACGAGGCAATTTCCCTGCATTAGTACCAAAGACTGACCAAGCACGTATTCAAAACCTTACTCGTGATTTTGAGAAGTTGCAGGAAGATACGTGGTCCATTACCGAAAAGCTTGATGGTTCGTCTTGCACTTTCTATTTGGATTCAGAAGGTGAATTTCACGTATGCAGTCGCAATCTAGACTTGAAACCTGACGAGGTAAATACCTTTTGGAAACTTGCCTTGCAATTGGATATCGAAGCTGTTATGCGCCGACATAGCCTATTAGGTATGGCTATTCAAGGTGAAATGATCGGTGAAGGTATTCAAGGTAATCAGTACAAGACAAGGCTTGACTTTTACGTTTACGACATGTACAATACAAGTACTGGCGAGTACATCTTGCCAATTCAGCTTGAAGCTGCATGTAAACGTTTAGGTTTAAAGCACGTACCTATTATTGCATCCAACACCGATATCAAAGAACAGACAATTGAATCTATTTTGCAATTTGCAGAAGGTAAGTCTCAATTGAATGGTAGTGAGAGGGAAGGTTTGGTCTTTAAGAGTAGTACTGTACATTACTTAAGTTTTAAAGCTGTGAGTAATCGTTGGCTCATGAAATATGAATAAGGAGTAGAATGGCATTATTCGTTAAGCATACGAATTGCGAAAAATGTGGAAGTTCTAATGGCAATGCTATCTATAACGATGGCAGTCATTATTGTTGGGTATGTCAAGATAAAACACTAAGCGAAGATTATAAGGCCCAACTTGATTCTAAAAAGCGCAAGGGTAAAGTTAAAAAAGTAAAGGAAGTTGAAGATATGGAAGTTAAACCTAGCACTAAACCTGCTCTGACTAAAGAAGAAAACCAAGAGTTCAAATCAGAAACCTCTGCAACAGGCAAGGGTTTTAGAGGCATTCGTGACGAGTTTAATAAGCAGTTCGGTGTACGCTATTCCTTTTCAGAAGAGACAGGCGAAGTAGTTGAACAAGCTTACCCATGTACTCAAGCTGGTGAATTAGTTGGTTACAAGATTCGTGAAGTGCCAAAGAATTTTTACTCTAAGGCTCGTACTGGTGCTGACTGTGATTTATTCATGCAGTTCAAGTTTAACCGTGGTGGGCGTTATGTTATTATTACTGAAGGTGAAGTAGATGCGTTATCTGCGTATCAAATGCTTTCTGATTATAATAAAGAACGTAAGAGTGAATATGAAATTGCCGTAGTAAGTCCAACGACAGGTGCTAGTTCACACAAGCAAATCGCAGGACAGTATAAGTTCTTTGATACGTTTGAACAGATTGTTGTTTCATACGACAATGACAAAGCTGGTCAAGCTGCTATTGAGAATATCGTCAAGGTTTTACCTAAGGGTAAAGTCAAGATTATGTCTATGCGTTTTAAGGATGCAAACGAGTACTTAGAGAAGGGTGAAGAGAAGGCTTTTATTAGTGACTTCTACAACGCTAAGACCTACGTACCAGTTGGTGTATTACCTTCTAGCGGTTTGTATGATCGTATCTTGAATCAATCTTCAATAGCTAAAATTCCATTCCCACCTTTTATGGGGCAATTGAATGAGCTGTTTATTGGTGGTATGCCATTAGGACATATTATCAACATTGCTGCAGATACTGGCATCGGTAAAACTACTCTGGTAAATGAAATGATTTACTATTGGGTATTTAATTCTCCACACATGATTGGTATTGTTTCTATGGAACTTGATGCTGGTCAATATGGTGAAGCTTTATTATCTCGACATATTGAAAAGAAGTTAGCTCTTATTCCGACACAGGAAGAGAAATTAGCGTTCTTACAATCTGACCGAGTTAGAGCGCAAGCTGACGAATTAATGCTCGATTCCAGTGGTAATTCACGCTTCTATTTGCTAGATAACCGTGATGGTTCAGTGGACGATATTAAAGATACTATCGAAGAGTTAGTTGTAGGTTGTGGTGCTAAGGTTATTGTCTTAGACCCGTTACAAGATATCTTAGATGGTTTAGGTAATGAAGAGCAAGCTGAGTTCATGAAGTGGGCTAAGGGCTTTATGAAAAGCCATAGCGTTACGTTCGTATTCATTAACCACATGCGTAAAACACCTGCTGGTCAAAATGGAGCCGATAGCGAACAAAACATTATGGGTTCAAGTACCATTATCAAATCTGCATCTGCTAACATCTTGTTGAAACGAGACAAAATGGCAGAAGACGAGTTGACACGTAATAGCACAGAAATCAGTGTAACTAAGAACCGTGTATGCGGTTTGACAGGTCCAGCTGGTTCTATCTACTACGACAACAACACGCATACATTGCACAACCTGAAAGATTGGATGCAAGCAAACGTAAGCGATGTCAGGTAACAGTTGACGTAAGCCCTAAGTTGTGATAGACTTGGGGCTTATTGCATTTTGAAAGGAAGTTATGCGTTTTATTATCGACATTGAGAGTACAAATCTTTTACAAAACGGTTTAGATTACTCTGTAATGCCTTATGCACTGAAGCCTGATTACAAGGTATGGTGTGTTGTCATCCGTAACCTAGATACTAAGGCCGTGATTTCATTGGTTAAAGAAGAGATCACTAAGGAACGTATTCAGCATATCCTACGCGACTGCACCGAAATTATCGGTCATAACATTGTGGCCTTCGACTTGCCAGTGCTTAAGCTGTATGGTGTTATGGAGTATCGTGTAGGTTATCCAGATCAACCATCTACAGTGTTCGGCATCCCTTGTAAGATTACCGACACGCTATTATGGTCAAAATTGCTCAGTCCTGATCGTTTTGGTGGACATAGCCTTGATGCATGGGGTAAGCGTTTAGGTAACCACAAAACTCACTTTGAAGAATGGGACCGTTTTTCTCAGGAGATGCTGGATTACTGTATTCAAGATACAAGCGTCAACGAGACTGTGCATTATGAGTTGATTGAAGAGCAAGGCGATCATCCTTGGGACCGCGCATACTCTGTTGAAGTTAAACTCACAGATTTAACACTACGTCAAGAGTTATTCGGCTTTGATTTTAACGTACAACTGGCAGAGCAAAACCTTGCAGAGCTTAACAAGATGATGCAAGATATCGCTGTAAAAGTTGACCCACTGTTGCCAAAGAAGCGCATGTCTAAGGTAGCTGCAAGCTTCTACGAGTTACCTAAGATTAGATTTAAAAAGAACGGTGATGTATCATCTAACTTGCTCAAGTTCTGTGAAAAGACCGGCGCTGTATTATCTGAGAATAAGGAAACGATTGTTCTCGAAGGGAAAACATTTCCGCTGAATACTGACGAACCATTAAAGACACACGTAGATGCTGACATTGAAGATATAGATGTAGTAAAGGGTTACTTGATTTCATTAGGTTGGGAACCAACAGAAGTTAAAGAACGTGACATTGTTAAGAAGACAGATAAATCAATTCGTACCTATGCGGAAATCTTAGTTGCTATTGAACGCTACGTTGCACAAACCGAAACGTCTGTATTCCGTGAGTTGCGCTTAGACTTGATTGGCTGCAGTATGAACAATCTAAAACGTTATTTAGAAGGTAAGATTGATGGTAGCAAGCCAATCTATCTACCCACTACACCGAAGCTGACAGTAGGCGTTGAAAAAGAAATCTGTCCTGCACTAATTCAGTTAGGTGAGAAAGCCGACTTCGTGAAAGATGTTGTGCATTACTACACGTACCGTCACCGCCGCAATTCAATTGCTGGTGGTGTACTGGATGAAGATGGCGACCCTGTAACTGGTTTCTTAAGTAACGTCCGTGAAGATGGTCGTATTCCTACGCCTGCAGATACTTTAGGCGCTAATACTGGTAGGTATCGTCACAAGATTGTATGTAATGTTCCTCGTGTAACTTCGTTATATGGTGAGCAAATGCGTAACTTATTCGGCGCTGGTAAAGGGTTGTGGCAACTAGGCTATGACTTTGCATCACTAGAAGCTCGTGTAATGGGTCACTACGTATTGCCATACACTGATGGGGAAGCATTGGCTATTTCATTGATTGCAGAGAAGCCCAACGATATTCATAGTATCAACGCACGTAAATTAGGTATTGACCGTAACTCAGCGAAGTCATTTAGCTACGCTGCTATTTACGGTGCTCAACCTAAGAAGCTTGCAAAGATGCTAGGTATTTCATTAGACGAAGCTAAGGTACTATTCAACAACTATTGGGATGCTGTACCTGCATTGAAGCAGTTAAAAGAAGACTTAGAGAAAGCATGGGTATCACGCGATAAGAAGCACATTAAAGGGTTGGATGGTCGTCTACTATCAACACGTAGTAAACACAGCCTTATTAACGTTCTATTTCAATCTGGCGGTGCTATTGCTGCTAAGTGGTCTGCTGTTCGTTTAGCTCAAGCTATGGAAGAGCGTGGTATCTTGGGTGACCCGTTTGTTAACGATAAAACCGAAGCTAAGGTGTGGTGGTTGATTCACATGCATGACGAACAACAAATGGCTTGTCACCCTTCATTGATGCAAGTTAAGAGTTTTGCTACCGATGATGAAGCTAAGGCTGCACTATGCGAAGGTTCTAGTGCAATTGGTCACGGTTCTAAGGGGGCATATGTTGGTTTTAAGACACAGCCAGTTGAGTGCATTGATATCGGTATCAAGCAAGCGGTTAAGGAGTTAGGTTTAAGAGTTGAGTTAGGCTTTGAGTGGATACCCGGTATGTCTTGGGGACAATGCCATTGATTGTTGCAAATGCTAATTTGTATGCTATACTGCATGCATCTTGAAAGGATTAGAAATGTTGCGAGGAATATCACTTGACTATGAAACTGCAGACAGAATCACTGTGCTGGTTCTTAAAGAACAACTGAGCTTTATGCAAGAATCATTAAGAGCAAAACTGGAAGATGACAAGTACCTACACCCAACTGACTCAGAACTGTATACAGAAAAGTATATTCCATCAATAAAAATGTTATTAGAATATTTTGGAGAACAGTGAATTCTATGTTATAATGCAATTAAGCGTTTGTAGTACAATGGAAAGTACAACAGGTTTCTACCCTGTGAATGGTGGTTCGATTCCATCCAGACGCACCAGATAAGCCCCGCTATGCTTGTTACTCGTATCCCTAGAGCCAGCAGCACACTTCAGCGCCATATGAGCATAAATCTTGCCGCATATGGGTAAAATACATGTTACAATTGGTCGTGTAACAGTACGGACCTCCAGACCTGCGGATTGTCGTCCAATAGGAAAAGACACTACAACAACTGTTTAGGGACAGAGGTTATAGTTCAGTATATTTCAGGTTGGGTAAGTTAACGTGACTTACTATTTGGATATAATAGGCTAGATAATTACTAGTGCTTATATTAAGATACGGAATATGCTGAACTATAACTAAGGAGGGATATGAAAAATCTTTTGATTGGTTCACGAGCGTTAGCTAATTGGAAACCTGTGCCAATTAAACTAACAACCGATTGGGACATTATTAGTGCTGCTGATATTTCAACAGACAATATTGAGTGGCATGACAGATCATTCTTGAATAACTATGCCTTCGATAGTTTTGCTTCAGATGTAACTGGTGAAATTGATGGTGTAAAATTTCATGTAATGAATCCAGTTGGTTTGACGATTATTAAGCGTAGTCATTTATGGCGTGACTTATCTTTTGGTAAGCATATTACGCACTACCACAAGTATTTAGCCACTTGGCGACAAACTTTTCATGCAAGCACTGAGCATTTATTGCAAGAGCGTACTAAGTTAACTATGGAAGCATACCCACAAGGTAATCCAAACTTAATGCAATCTGTTGAGGGTTTCTTTGATGACGCTGTAACTAAGAAATATAGTCATGATTGGTTGCATGAATTAGTTGCTTATCAATCAAAACCGATGTATACTCGGATGCAGCACAATCCAGATATGGCTTGGTGTGAAAAAGTACTATGGGATAAATTGTCCTACGAAGAACAGTTACAATGCGTAGCTGAAGAAACATATGTAATCGCTATGGAAAGATTTCTTGTACCTAAGCAATGGGATTTCCCATATCGATTAGCTTACACTAAATCTTTGGATAAAGTATGTACAACATTATGCTCAGGTTGGTTTAGAGATTTTGCTATCGATAATTACCCTAGTATTCTCGGTCTGTTTAATGCAGACAAAATTAACGCTGTAAAAGCAATCATTGAAAAGGAGTGAGTTATGAGTTTACAAGATACAATCAAAGCTTTGTTTGATGAAACAAGCGATAGAATTTTAGAGGAAGGTTTTTTCCACGAGGAAATTAGTCCTGATTATGAAGGCTATGAAGAAGACGAAGATTCTGTAGACGGTTTATCAAAAGCATTAACTATTGCTCAGGTATCCTTTGAATGCGTAGAACAACACGGTGGCGAAGGTGAAGGTGAAGACTTTTATACTGTCTACAAATTCACTAAGGGCGATGAAACAGTATTCGTTAAGTTTCAGGGTTGGTATCAGTCCTACAACGGGTCAGAAATGACTGGTTGGGCTTTCGTTACACCTAAGCAAGTAATGGTGACTGTATATGGTTAAAAAGACTTTACGTACTCAACTAAAAGAAGAGACTAAAACTCTTAAAGAACAAATTGCAGCCCTAATTGCTGAGAAGGAAGCAGAGCTAATTAAGAATGCTTCTTTAGCAGATAAGGTTATCTACTTTTTTGAGGACATGCCTCGCTCTGAGGTAGAGGAAGCCATGTTTCGCGGTTATGGGACTTTACTTATTAACAACATTAAGGCCCGTTTAAAACCACATAACATTGATTATCATCTAGTTGAAGAACTTGGCGGTGATGAAGTGGAAAGTGGAAATGAATACTGGAAGGTATATTCATTCTATGATGGTGTAGAGGACTGTCTTATCAAGTTTGATGGGCACTATTCTTCATATGATGGTGCTGAAATGCGAAACTTTTTCGTCGTCAAGTCAACAACAAAACAAATCATAGTATTTGAAAAAGTTTAATCTATAAGTGAGTGAAGCCGAGA